ACGAGCGTGTTCGCGCTGAGTCGCCGCCGAGCGCTACGCATCGACTCGCTCGGCGTCGGCACGACCAGCTTCGCGATCGCCGTGCGTCGCCGCGTCACGTTCGCGAGCGCCGGCTCGTCGTCGAGCAGCTTCGTGCTGCGCGGGCAGCGAGCCGGCGTCATCTTCGTCGCCTGTCACGACCCGAAGTCCGGCACGTGGAGCAGCGCGACGACGAGCTTCGTGCCCGAGGTTCTGAGCGGCGCGACGGGCGGCGGCGTAGAGACGAGCGCGAGCGGCAGCGCGAGCAGCGAGCCGACGGCCGATACCGTGCCGGTGCTGGGCGGGAATCCGCAGGGAGTGCTGCCGCCGAGGCCGGGCGCTCTCGGCGGCGTGTTCGCGAGTCACGGCACCTCGACCAGCGTGTTCGCGGCGTCTCGCATCCTGGCGCGCGCGTTCACGAGCACAGGCATCGGCGCGAGCGTGTTCGGCGCGTCGCTGCGCCGGGCGAGCGTGTTCGCGTCGAGCGGTAGCGGCTCGACGACGTTCGCCGCGACGCGCCGCCGCGCGGCCTCGTTCGCGAGCGCCGGGCAGGCGACGAGCAGCTTCGCAGCGGCGCGCGTACGGGCTGCTGCGTTCGCTTCGAGCGGTACGGGCACGACGAGCCTCACGGCGACGCTCAGGCGCGCAGCGGCGCTTACAAGCCTCGGCGCGTCGGCGAGCGTCTTCGCGCCGGCAGTGCGTCGCGCGGCCTCGTTCGCGAGCGTCGGCGACTCGTCGAGCGTCTTCGAGTTGGAGAAGGCCGGCGCCGCGTCTCTCAGGAGCCACGGCGACTCGACGAGCATCTTCCTGCCGGTGCTCGTGCGCGCCGCAGCGCTCACGAGTACCGGCTCTTCGACGAGCGTCTTCGCGCCGACCCGCTACGCCGCCGCCGCGTTCGCCTCGGCGGGGACGAGCGCCTCGATGTTTGCGCGGCTCATCCCGCCACGCGCATTCGCGAGCAGCGGCGGCTCGACGAGCGTATTCGCGGCGTCCGTGCGGCGCGCGGCGAGCCTCACGAGCGCGGGAACGAGCACGAGCACCTTCCAGCCGACCCGGCTGCGCGCCGCAGCGTTTACGAGCGCGGGCGCGTCGGCCTCGACGTGGGCGGCGGCGAGCGTGCGCGCCGCCGCGTTCGCCTCGGCGGGCACGGCGACCTCGACGTTCGACCTGAAGCGCGCGAAGCCCGCCACGTTCAGCAGCACCGGCACGAGCACGAGCACGTGGAGCGCCGCGCGCTACCGCGCCGCGAGCTTCACGAGCGCCGGATCGAGCGCCTCGACGTTCGCCGCCGCGCGTTACCGCGTCGCCGCGTTCTCGTCGGCAGGCGGCTCGACGAGCAGCTTCGCGCTGAAGCGCGCGAAGCCCGCCGCGTTCACCTCGACGGGCACGAGCGCCTCGACGTTCGCGCGGCGCGTCCCCGACCGCACCTTTACGAGCACGGGCTCGGCGACGAGCGTGTTCGACCTCAAGCGCGCGAAGCCGGCAGCGTTCACGAGCACGGGCACCTCGACCTCGACGTGGGCAGGAGCCCGAGCGCGCGCCGCCGCGTTCGCCTCGACTGGCACTTCGACGAGCGTCTTCGCGCGGCTCGTGCCGTCGCGCACGCTGACGAGCACGGGCACCTCGACCAGCGTGTTCGCAGCCGTGCGCTACCGCGCCGCCGCGTTCACGAGCACCGGCCTCTCGACGAGCATTTTCGCTCGGCGCGTCCCCGACCGCACCTTCACCTCGACGGGCACGAGCACGAGCATCTTCGACCTCAAGCGCGCGAAGCCCGCCACGTTTACCAGCAGCGGCACGAGCGCCTCGACCTGGGCCGGCGTGCGCCTGCGCGCCGCCGCGTTCACGAGCACCGGCACCTCCACGAGCGTCTTCGCCCGCCTCATCCCGAGCCGCACGTTTACGAGCAGCGGGTCGAGCGCGAGCACGTTCGCGGCCGTGCGCCGCCGCGCCGCCGCGTTCACCTCGGCGGGGACGAGCACGAGCGTCTTCGCCCGACTCGTCCCGAGCCGCACCTTCACGAGCACGGGCGGCTCGACCTCGACGTTCGCCGCCGTGCGCTACCGTGCGGCCTCGCTCGCCTCGACCGGCACGAGCGCCTCGACGTTCGCGCCGACCCGCTACCGCGCAGGCGCCTTCACGAGCACCGGCACTTCGACGAGCGTGTTCGCGCGGGACGTGATCCTCGGCGGACCGCAGGTCGCGTTCACGAACCGGCCGGTGCGCTGGAACCAGCGCGTGCGACGGCTCCGGTAGCCTTGCGCGTATGACGATCAACCTGTTCGTCGGCAATACGGCGCCGAGCGTGACCGACACGCTGCGGCAGACCGACTCCAGCGGCGCGCTCGCGGCCATCGACCTCGCGGGAGTGACCGTCTCGTTCCGCCTCCGCTCGCGGTTCAGCGGCGTCGGCGACCCGCCGCTGATCGACGCGCCGGCCGTCGTCGTCTCCGCGCCCGCCGGCCAGGTGCGGTACGACTGGGCGCTGGCCGACACTACGACCGCGATCGACTCCAGTCCCGGACCGTACCTCGCGTGGTGGCATCTCGACTTCGGCGCCGGCATCCTGCTCGACACGTTCGAGTTCCCCGTCGAGTTCTGGTCGCACGAGTCTCGCCGCTCGATCGGGCCATGCACGGATTGGTGCTCGACGCAGGACGTAGTGGCTTGCTTCGACGACGTGACGCCCGACTCGTGCCTCACGAGCGCGGTGACGATGGCGAGCGAGCTGCTGTACGAGCTGAGCGGCCGACTGTTCCAGGGCTGGTGCCAGAGCGTGATCCGGCCCTGCGCTCGCGGCGGCTGCGGCATGCAGATCCTCAGCCGAGGGCACATCGTTTCGTGGCACGGCTATTCGTGGCACGACGAGCACGGCGACGTGTGCTCGTGCGGCTACGAGCAGACCATCACGCTGCCCGGCTGGGCGCAGCGCGTCGTCGAGGTCATGATCGGCGGCGAGGTCATCCCCTCGACGAGTTACCGCCTCGACCCGGACGGCACGCTGTTCCGCACGGACGGCGGCGCGTGGCCGGTCTGCCAGAACATGAGCCTGGACGGCGACGCGGCCGGCGCGTTCCAGGTCACGTACGCGCACGGCCTCGACCCGACGGAGCTAGGACGCCGAGCGGCGGCGCAGCTCGCGCGCGAGTTCTGGCTGGCCTGCAACTCGCGTGCCTGCCGGCTGCCGGCCGGCGTCGTGCAGATCGTGCGGCAGGGAGTTACGATCACTCGCGCCGCGACGCTCTTCGCCGACGGCGCGACGGGACTGGAGATGGTGGACGCGTTCCTCGCCGGGTACGCCGAGAAGGACGCGACGCTCGTGATGAGCCCAGAAACGATGACGACCTCTCGGAGGACTGCCTGATGCCCGACGATCCCCGCCACCCGCACCTCGGGAAAGGCTACGCCTGGGAGGGCGGCGCGGACATGGCCGCCCGGCCGCAGAGCGTCAACCCGGCGACGCATACAATGACCAGCGCCGGTGGCGCCGCTGAGGTCACGATGCTGCCCGGCCGGGCGCTGGAGGAGATGGGCATCGACGAGCTGCGCAAACGCGCGAAGGCGCGCGGCATCCCTTACTCCGGCTTGAAGAAGGCCGCGCTCGTCAAGGCGCTACGTGACTGACCGCGACTCGCTCTACGAGGTCGCGCTGGAGCTGCTCACCGCGAGCGCCGCGATCCTCGCGACGACGAGCGGCGGCGCTCCGACGAACCGGCTCGTCGTTCACGGCCTGCCGGCGTTCGACTGCTGCGACTCGCTGTTCGTGAGCGTCGGGACGCTCTCGTACGACTCGCTGATGCGCCAGCCGCCCGGCGGCGCGCCCGGCAGCATGCGCGCGTCGCAGATGCCGGTCGTGCCGATCGTGCCGCTGACCGTCACGGCGCTGCGCTGCGTCAGTCGGCAGGCGATGCCCGAGGGCGGCTTGGCGATCCGCGCGGCCGACGCGGACGCGATCCAGACCGACGCGCGCGCCGTCTACGCCGACGGTTGGAGCCTGCTCTGCGGCCTGTACCACGCGCACAAGGACGGCTCGCTGTTCGCCGACTACCCCTGCCGCGTGAGCGAGGTCGGCGCCGTCATCCCCGTCGCGCCCGAGGGCGGCTGCCTCGGCTGGGCCGTCGTCGTGACCGTGACCCTCGACGGCTTCACTCCGGCCTGATGCTGAAGTTCCACGAGGGCGAGCTGGCGCTGCTCTTGAAGAGCGAGGGCGGGCCGACCGGCAGGTTCATGGCGACGCTCGCGGCGAAGGTCGAGACGGCCGCGAAGGCGCGCTGCCCCGTCAAGACCGGCCGGCTTCGCTCGTCGATCAATCATCGCGTCGAGACGAGCGGGAAGGGAATCGTCGCGATCATCGGAACGAACGTGGAGTACGCGATCTACGTCCACGAAGGCACGCGGTACATGACCGGCCGGCCGTTCCTCGTGGACGGCCTCCATGCCGTCGCCGGGTCGCGTGGCTAGACTCGCGGGTATTACCGAGAAGGAGTGACATGGCACCGAAGGATTTCAACGCTGCGCGTGTGCAGCGCGCGACGAGCGAGCGGCGCTTCGAGCTGGGCCCGTACACGCTCGCGCGCCGAGTGAGCGTCCCGCCGGAGGCCGTCGTCGGCTTCCAGCAGGCCGTGACCGACGCGCAGGGCGACGACTCGCTGGCGCTCGCAGCGATGGAGAAAACGATCCGCGCGCTGTGCGAGCCGAACGCGATCTTCACCGAGACGGGCGACCCGATCAGCTTCGAGGATGCCTGGCACGCGATGCGTAGCGACGGCGACGAGTACGGCCCGCTCGACGTGCGCGACCTCGGCGACGTGGTGGAGTGGCTCGTGGAGGGAGTCACCGAGCGCCCTACCCAGCAGCCACCCGCCTCGCCGGATGGCTCGCCGATCCCGCCAACTGGAATGACCTCGACGGAAGACTCACCCTCGCCGGCTCCAGCCTTGACGCTCTCGACGCCCGACGGAGTATCAACGCGGTCTACGCCTGCCTGACGGAAGGCCGGGATAAGAAGGAGCTGGCGAAGTTCGACCGCGACCTCTTGCGGCCGCTACCGACGCGGCGAAGCGGTCCCGGTAGAGTGAGCGCGTCGAACGGTCGGCAAAGCGGGATCGCGGAGATGATCAGCATGATGCAGCACGCGCGAGGCGGCGGCTGAGTGGGCGTCATCGCCGAAGAGACGGTTCGCATCACAGCGGATAGCTCGGCGTTCAAGAAGGACGTGACGAGCGGCGTCGGCGCCGGCCTCAAGACGATCGGCGTCGTGGCGGGCGCGGCGGCGCTCGGCGGCGTCGCGCTTCTCGGCAAGGGACTGATGGACGGCGTGAAGGCCGCCGCCGAGCATCAGGCGATGCTCGCGCAGCTCCAGACGGGCATCAAGAGCATGGGCGGCGCGTCGAACGTCACTGCCGGTCACCTCGTCGGGATGAGCGACAAGATCGAGAAGATGAGCGGCGTGGACGACCTCGCCGTGCAGAGCGGCGAGAGCATGCTCCTCACGTTCGGGAACATCAAGAACGGCGTCGGCGCCGGGAACCAGGTGTTCGACGAGGCGACGATGGCCGTGACCGACCTGAGCGTCCGCATGGGCGGTGACATGAAGGGCGCAGCGATCCAGGTCGGCAAGGCGCTGAACGACCCGGTGAAGGGCGTGAGCGCGTTGACGAGGGTTGGCGTGTCGTTCACCGAGGGCCAGAAAGCCTCGATCAAGGCGATGGTCGCGCACGGCAACACCGCCGGCGCGCAGAAACTCATCCTCGGCGAGCTACAGAAGGAGTTCGGCGGCGCGGCGAAGGCGGCGGGCGGCACGATGGCCGGGCAGGTGAACATCCTCAAGGCGCATCTCGAAGACCTCGAACAGTCGATAGGCGAGAAAATCCTGCCGATCCTGATGCAGCTCGTCGCGTGGGCGATCGCGAACTGGCCGCGCTTCGCGGCCGTCGCCGGGCAGGCCGTGCGCGTGCTCATCTCGGTCTGGACGGGCTCGCTGCTGCCGGCGCTCAAGACCGGCTTCGCCGTCATGAAGACGATCGTGACGGTGCTCGCGGAGCTGATCGGCTGGCTGAACCAGAACCGTGACGTGGCGGCGGCGGTCGGCGCCGCGATCGGCGTGATGGCCGCCGGGTTCGTGATCTGGACGGCGGCGGTCAAGGTCGCCTCGATCGCGACGAAGGCGTACGCCGCCATCCAGGCGATCCTCAACGTGACGATGATGGGGTTCCCCGTGATCCTGATCGTCGTCGGCATCGCCGCGCTCGTCGCCGCGCTGATCCTGCTCTACACGCGCTGCGAGACGGCGCGCAACATCATGAACGCCGCGTTCGAGGTGATCAAGACGGTCGCGACGACTGCCATGGCGGTGATCCGGAGCGTGATCACCGTCGCGATCGACTTCGTGCTCGCGCACTGGAAAGAGGTCTGGGGCGTGCTCGCGCCTTTCGTGACGACCGCTCTCAACGTCGTCGTCACTCTCATCACCGGCTGGGTGAACGTGATCAAGGGCGTGATCGCCGTGTTCCGCGCGATGCTCGCCGGCGACTGGGGCGCCGCGTGGACGGCGCTCGTCGGCATCGTCACGACGATCCTCAACACGATCAAGACCGTCATCGTGCAGATCATCACCGGTATCGGCCCGAGCGTCCTCGCCGGCGCGACCGCGATCGGCACGGTGATCTGGACGGGCATCAAGACCGTCGTCACGCTGCTGCCGCAACTCCCGGGCCTCGTCATCGGCCTGCTCACGACGGCGCTCACGGCCGTCGCGACCGCCGAGCTGACCGTCGCGAAGCTCATCGCGGAGGCGATCTGGAACGGCATCAAGACCGTCGCGGGACTGCTCGGCGCGCTCGGAGGGATACTCACCGGCGCCGTCGGCTCGGCTATCAACTCAGCGACGGGCGCGGCGACCGGAGCGGCCGGTCGTATCGCGAGCGCGATCTGGAACGGCATCAAGACGGTCGGCGAAAAGATGGCCGGCCTGGGGAACCTGCTGATGGACAAGGTCAGCGCCGGCATACAGGCAACCCTGACCATGGCCCTCGGCATGGCCAGGGGCATCGGCGCTGCGATCAAGGACGGCATCATCAATGGCCTCGGTGACATAGCCGGTGCCATTGGCGACAAGGTGAACGCTGCGCTGGACAAGGGCCGCGCGCTGATCGCCAAGGCGAACATCTTCGGGTCGCCGTCGAAGCTCTGGGCGGACACGATCGGCAAGCCGCTCGGCGAGGGAGTCGTCAAGGGCGCCGAGGACGGGCTGGCGCTGCTCGGACCGAAGATGACGGCGGCGATCGGCGTGATGCACACAAAGCTCGTCGCGGACGTGAAGAAGAACAGCAAGCCGGTCGGCGAGGCGTTCGGCTCGTGGGTTACGGCCGCGAAGGGCAAGATGGACGCGAACTTCGATGCGATCAGCGCGAGCCTGAGCGCGAAGCTCACGGCGCTGCAGGCGAAGCTGGCGACGCAGCAGGCCAAGCTGACGCCCACGGAGTCGATCATCAAGGCGAACGAGCTACAGGCGGCGGCGGCGAAGCTGCAGGGCGACGTTGACGCGGCGCTCGTGAAGATCCGCTCGCTGCCGGCCGCGCACGCGGCGGTCTGGGCCGAGCTGCTCGCGTCGCAGGCGAAGAACATGGCGAGCCTGCAGGCCACGCTGCAATCGTCTAAGGACACCGCGATCCTCGCCGGCAACACGTTCAATAAGGGCATGGCGGCGGCAGCGGCCGACCCGCTAGCCCTCACGCTCATCTCGGCGCAGAAGAACTTCGACGCCGTGAAGCTCCAGTTCGACCAGGGCCTCGTGACCGAGGCCGCGTTCGTCGCCTCGGCGGACGCGCTCGACGCGGCGCGGCTCGTCGCGAAGGACGACGCGAACGCGCTCTCGCTGCTCGCCGACTACAACACGTACACCGCAGCGATCGCGCAGCAGACGGCGGCGGGCACGGCGATCACGACGCAGGAAGCGGCGGACGCGGCCGCGCAGGCCGCGGCGAAGGCCGGGTTTGCCGCCGAGGACGCGACCGCGCAAGAGGGCTACAACGTCGCGCAGCGCGCGCAGCTCGACGCGAACCTGAAGATCAAGGCCGACAAGGAGCGCGCCGCGAAGGACGCCGCGTTCACCGCACTCGGCGCGCACCTGACGGCCGTGTTCCAGCGCACTCAGACGCACCTGGAGAACATCCACAAGGACGCGACGGCGAAGTTCGCCGAGATGGCCCGCACCGCGAAGACGGGCGGCGAGAACCTCGTCAACATGCTCAGCGACGGCATCAACGGCGCCATGCCTAACCTCCAATCGGCGCTCACGCGCATCGCCGGCGCGATCAAGAGCTACCTGAAAATCTCGAGCCCGACGGAGAAGGGCCCGATGAGCGACCTCGACAAGTGGTGGACGAATCTCGCGCCTACGCTCGTCGGGTCGTTCGACGGCAGCGTGGTGAAGGCCGCGCTTACGGACGCCGTGACGCCCGGCGGCGGCAGCGTCCGGCTCGGCGGTCGAGGCGCGCGCGACGCGCAGCTCAGCTTGAACGACGCGGCGCTCATGAGTCAGATCGCCGCGCTGATCGTCGAGATACGCAAGAGCCGGTCGGGCGGCGAGGGCGGCGTCACGGTCGTCGCAACGGGAGGCGCTGACGCGGCCGTATACGCGGCGCGGCGCTGATGCGCGACCTCGTGATCATTGCGGTCGGGTACCTCGCGGGGTTCGGCGTGCGCTGGCGCATCGACGCCGTGGCCGCGTGGCGGGAGCGGAAGCGGATGGAGCACCTCGACCCGCCGAAGGCGCGGCAGTCGCAGATCGAATGGAATGAGGATCACGAGTGAGCGGCCAGCTTGCGTTCCTCGACGTGAACGGGCACGAGGTCGCGAACAGCTACCGCACGGCGAGCTACATGCAGCGCGGCCTCGCGGCGATCAACTGGACGGTGCCCGACCTCGGCTGCCTCGTCCTCGCGCGCGAGGTCGGCGGCGTCTCGCCGTTCGTCTCGCCGAGCGCTGACCCGGCGCCGTGGTACGACGCGGCGATCGCGGAGAGCGCCGAGTTCCTCGGCCTGTACCTGACGGAGCTCGACTTCCAGTCCACGGTGACGCTGCGGTCGATCAAGCAGCGGTTCGGCGGCGTCGGCGGTGGCACGATCAGCTTCGAGCAGTCCGCCGCTCGGGGGTGTGTCGCGGCTGGGTACCTGATCGCCTCGTCGTGCGCGGGGTTGGAGTACGGGCGGCATTGGCTCGCGGCGCAGCTCGGCGAGAGCGTCTCGGGCGCCTGCGAACTCGTGTCGCTGCGCGTGCGGGACTCCTGCCCGCCGGACAACGGTTTGAACGATGAGCGGGGCGAGTGGATTCTGTACGACGCGGCGCTCGTGGACGGCGTGAAACGGACGGATAACTCGCCGGCGTGCTGCGACTACGACGGCATCGGCTTCGCGCTCGCCGGGCAGTCGCCGTACCTGTTCAAGCGCACCGGCGTCGCGAGCGCGCCCGTCGAGATAGGCCAGGCGGGCGGGCTGATGGTGCCCGTCCCGGCGATCCTCGACACGTTCGTGCGGGCGAATCAGGGCCCGCCGCCGACCGGCTGGACGGGCTCGACGTTCCAGGGCGAGGGGAACACTCTGCGCGTCCTCGCGAACGTGCTGGACAACAGCGTGCACACGAACGGCACGCAGGGCTCGGCGCACTGGTCGGCTGCGCAGTACGGGCCGAGCGTCGCCGCTACCGTCGTCGTCCCGACGCGGGTCAACAATGGCGCGTTCGAGATACGCGCCCGCGTGATCAACCCGGCGACCGCGAACGCTGCTGGCTGCTACGCGCGGATCATGTTCGGCGCCGGCGCCGGGCTGGACTCGTGGCAGCTCGGCAGGCGGTCGGTGACCTGGGCGCCGCAGACCACGTGGACGTACAACAGCGGCAGCGGCCAGACGTTCGCGAGCGGTGACACGTTCGCGCTGCTCTGCCGCGGCACGATGCTGAGCCTGTGGCGCAAGCCGAGCGGCGGGCAGTGGACGCGCATCGCGCACGCGTACGACCCGACGACGCCCGCCGCCGGGTACGTCGGCCTCGCGTTCTACGAGACGACGGCGACGCAGACGCTCGGCGCGTTCGGCGCTGGCACGCTCACGAACGGCGACGTGTACCCCACGGACATAGTGAACGTCACGATCCCCGCCAGCAAGACGCGGATCGGGTCGCCGCTGATCACGCTCGTCGCCGACTCGACTGTGCTCGACAAAGTGAGCGTCGGCAACGTCCGCATCCAGCTCAAGCAGTACGACGAGTGCGACGAAACGGACGCCTTCGGCAGCAACAGCATCCCTGCGAGCTGGTACCAGACCTCGGCGCTGTACGCGATCAGCGGCGGCAAACTGAAGCCGGCCGGGACGGGCGCGCGCCTGATCCGCCGCAGCCGGGACGGCACGCTGGCGGGGATCGTGCAGTACCCGGGCGGCAAGGTCGAGGCGGCGGTCACGCTCGGCTCGACGCTGACGAACGGCACGTGGGGAGTGACGCTCGACGGAACGCAGGGATTCACGGCTCGGATCAGCACTCCTGCGGCGACGTTCGCGATCCTCAACTACCTCGGCCAGGTGCTCGACAGCGTGCCGTTCACGCCCGTCGCGAGCGCGACGTACCGCATCATCCTGGAGGCGCTGCCGGTCACGGCGACGACTTGGGACGTGCGCGCCTACCTCGTTGATCAGGCTCTCCCGACGATCATGGCGACGCGACCGCTGCGCGCCGCGACCGCGATCGGGCTCGGGCCGTACTTCGCGCCGGGCATCACGAGCATCGCGGCGGACGTGACGGAGGCCTGGGACTCGTTCTACGCCGTGGACTACTCCGACCCGACCGGCTGGATGAGTTTCGCGATCCCTCCCGGCACGATGGTCATCGACGTAGCGCGGCGCACGGCGGTCTTCACGCCGAAGGGCTCGCTCGTCTCGATCGACGGGACGCAGTACATCAGCACGCCGAGCGGCACGCCGCTCTACTGGCCTGACGTGGAGCCGAACAGCGGGCCGGGCTGCGTGCAGGTCTACGCGACCTCGACGCAGAACCCGGGCGCGCTCCTGTCGGTCGCGTTGCAATCGAGGACGCGATGACGCAGATTGCGGCGGCGCCGGCGTCGATTCGCGCCGTTTCGCGGCTCGGCTGCGGCGTGCCGCGCGCCGAGGTCTGGAGCCGAGGCGGCTTGGCGCGGTTCCTCGACCTGCCGACGATCACGTCCTGCTCGTGGGGACGCGTCTCGAACGATACGAGCCTCGGCGCGGTGACGATCGACGGCCAGTCGGTGAGCGCCGACCCGGCGTGCTGCTCGACGCTGCGGCAGGTGCGGCCGTGGAAGCACGAGCTGCACATCTACCGCGACGACCTGCTGGTCTGGTGCGGGCCGATTGTCGAGGTGGAGCTGGCCGGCGACGCGATCAGCCTGCGCGCTCGTGACCTGTCGGCGTGGCTCGACCACCGGTTCGTGCACACCACGCACGACTACGGCGGGCAGAGCGTCAACTCGGGCGATACGGATACGACGACGATCTTCACCGACCTTGTGAACGACGCGATGCTGCCCGACCCGAGCCCGAACCTGCTGCTGAACCTCGTTGACGTGAGCAACGTGCTCGCGGCCGGCACGTACACGCCGGGCAGCTTCAAGGCGATCGGCCCGACGATCCGCGACCTCGCGAAAGGCACGATCGACTGGTACGTGAAGCAGCGCACCCTGACGTACGGCGGCAAGGGCAAGCCGACCGGCGACGACGCGACGAGCATCGCGCTCGTCAATCCCGTGTTCGAGGTCGATACGGCCGGCTGGGTATCGGCGAGTCCGGGCAACCCGGCGATCTGCACGCGCGACACGTCGCATCAACGGTCGGGCAGCGGCTGCATGAAAGTGGTCTGCACCGCCGGGCACGAGGACGAGGAATTCATCATCCAGGCCACGGCGTCGAGCCTGATCGTGGGGCACACGTACCGCGTGACCGGGTACGTGCGCGGACCGGCGAGCGCGCCGCCGGACAACTGGGGCTACCGCTGGCGGTCATATCATCACCACTACTGGCGCTGCCGCAACGGCCGGTCGAGCGACACGGGTTACAACTGCTGGTGGAGTCACCGCACGACTTGGCAGCAGGTAGACATTACGTTCGAGGCGGACGCCTCGACGCACCCCATCCAGCTCGTGCTGGAGGTGCCCGACGGCCGCAACTACGAGCACTACTTCGATGACTTCTCGATCGCCGACCTGACGCCGCCGCCGCCGCCCGTCGTCGTGCTCGGCTCGGACGCCTCGTTCGCGAGCCTGCGCCTCACGGACGACGACCTGATCGCTCCCGCTACGATCACGCTCGACGGCCTCGGGCAGGAGACACGCTCGATCGTGACGAACCAGCAGTCGGGCGGCGACGTTGCGTTCTACGGCGAGGCGCCGCTGCCGATCTGGACGCTGAACGATCCGGACGGGCCGGGCCTGACGGTGCAGCAGATCGAGTACGGCCTGCTGGAGACGGCGACGACCGCGACGCTGGCCGACTCGGCGGGCGCCGAGGCGCAGGCCGCGAACCGGTCGCAGGTGTTCGGCACGACGCCCGTCAGGGTGGACGGCTTCGCCTTGAACCCGGACGCCGGCGTGACGATGGAGCAGCTCATCCCGGGCGCGCTGATCGCCGTCGAGCTGCACCGGCCCTGCCTCGTCGTGAGCGCGACGATGATCCTGCGGAGCGTGAGCGTCTCGGCGTCGCCGGACTCTGAGAGCGTCGCGTTGACGCTGGAGCCCGTAGCGCTGTGAGCGCACCCGACGTAGTGCCAGCGGTCGCGCCGCCCGACTCGTCGCCGCCGCCGCCGGCGCCGCCGATCCCCGTCACGCCGAGCCCGGTCGAGACGACGCCGGTAGGCGGCGACCTCGCGCCCACTCTCCAGAGCATCGCCGACCGCCTCTCGGCGCTAGAGAAAACCGGATCGTTCGCGCCGGGGATGATCGCGTGGACGGCCGGGCCGGACGCGCCGCCCGGCTGGCTGATCGCCGACGGCCGCGCGTTCGACGTGAACCTCTACTCCGCGCTGCACATCATCTGCCCGACCGGGTTCCTGCCGAACCTCGTCGACCGTATCCCGATCGGCGCCGGGACGACGTACCCGCTGCTCAGCATTGGCGGCGCGGCGACGCTCGCTATCAGCGCCGCGAACCTGCCCGCGCACACGCACACAACGCCCAGCGCGACGAGCGGCTCGACTGCTCCGGGCGTGGGCAGTCAGCCGACCGGGAATGTCAGCGGCGGCCAGTCCTCTGACCATGCCCACGGACCGTACGCCGCGACGAGCGGCGCGTACTTCGTTGACCCCGGCGCCTACTACGGCCTCTCGACGGCGGCGGTCATGGGCGGCGTCACCAGCGGACACACGCACACCATCGGCCACACGCACACCAGCGCGGCGCACACGCACACGATCCCGGCGGGGACGACCGGCTCGACGGGTTCCGGAACGGCGATCAGTACGCTGTCGCCATACATCGCGCTCACGCCTCTCATTCACATCTAGGGGAGCAGTTATGGACATTCCGATCAGTGACGATCCGGCGCCCGTCACGCCGCCGCCGCCGCTCGTGCCACTAGAGCCGCCGCGCGAGCTGCTTGAGCGGCACTTGTGGATGCAGGCGCACGTCGCGGCGATCAACGCGGGCCTGGACGTGACGGGCGCGGCCGAGGCCGCCGACGAGTCGCGCGCCGAGTTCGCGAAACGCTTCTACCCCGAGGAGGACTAGATGCTCGCCCGTGCTGTAGTGAATATGCCCGACTGGCCGCGCGGCAGCGACCGCGACGTGGACGAGGAGGACGAGGCGATCCTCGGCGCGCTACGCGCCCATCACATCGTCCCGCTCGTGAAACGCTCTGAGACGCCTTCTCCCGCGATTCCCGAGCCGCCCGACCTCTCGCTCGTGGAGACGAGCGAAGTCGCGGAGCCGGCGCCGGAGCCACCGAAGCGGCCGCGTAAGGGGTCGTGAGGCGTCCGGGTAGGGTGTAGTCGTGCCGGACGACGACGAGCGGACGTACCAGCAGCAACGCGAGCACGCGACGACGCTGCCGCTCCCGCAGGACTTCCATCCGGGGACGGTTGTGCCGAAGCCTGACCCGACGGTGCTGACGACGCAGCAGTTGAACCTGGCTCTGGGCGGCGTGCGTGACTACATCAACGGCGAGATAGCCGTGGTCAGCGAGCGGCTGCGTGGCATCGACCGGGCGACGGAGCTGTTGCGCGCGAACCTGGCGGGGACGGTCAACGTCGCCGACCTCGACGCGCTGAGCGAGCACTTGAAGACGGTGCGTGAGGTCGAGCTGGGCCGCATACGCGAGGCGATGACTGAGAAGTTCGAGTCGATCCGCACGCAATTCGCGGAGCGTGACACGCGGCAGGAACGCGAGAGCCGGGACAACAAGGTGGCCGTGGACGCCGCGTTCGCCGCGCAGAAAGAAGCCTCGGCGAAGCAGGAAGAGACGTTCGCGAAGAGCATCGACAAGAGCGAGAACGCCACGGCTGAAACGATCGGCAAACTGCAGGACCTGACGAGCGCGAACGACGCGGCGCTGTCGGCGAAGATCGACGACGGCTTGAAGACGATGAACGACAAGCTGGACGACCTGAAGGACGGCACCATCGCTGACCTGAAGGGCCGCATCGGCGGACTCGAAGCCGATCTGCGCAGCGCGCTGGCGCGGCAGGAAGGGTCGGGCAGCGGCGCGTCCGAGCATCGCGACTCGCAGCAGGCCGAGCACGCGGCGCGGCAGGCCGCGAGCGCCGCGAGGTCGCAGGCCATCGCCGCCGCCGCCGCGATCTTCCTCGTGCTCGCGACCCTGATCGGCATACTGGTTGTCGTGCTGGAGAACAAGCCGAAGTGAGCGAGCAGCCGCCGCCTGAGGAGGTCGAGGTCGTCAAGGCCGAGGTCGTCGCGAACGGCGACGACGAGATTGAGGTGACGCTGGACATGCGCATCACCCGTCTGGAGCAGGCCGAGGCGGATCAGGAAAAGACGATCCGGTCGGTGACGCTCGGCATGATCGGGCTGCAGGAGGCGAGCCTCAAGCACTCGGTCGCGCTCGGCTTGCTGCTAGCCGTCATGTTGTTCATCGCCGCGCGGGCGCTGGGCGTATGAAACCGTCGCCGCGTGTGTCCGGCGAGCCGTACGTTGATCTGCGGCAATTCATCGAGGCGCTGTTCCGAGAGAAGGAACGAGCGTTGCAGATGGTTGCGCAGGAGCGCGACCGTGACGCCGCCGTCCTGCGCGACCGGGACAAAGAAGATCGCCGCGCCGACCGAGCGGCGGCGGCGGAGGATCGCGAACGCTGGCGATCGGCCGAGGCGCTTCGCGACCAGCGTCTCCGCGAGCACATGCAGATGCAGGTCGCTCAGCTCTCCGCCGCGATTGTGAACGCGGATCGTATGAGCGAGGAGCGCTCTCGCACGCTCGCCGCTGTGATCGACGGCAACCAGCGCGAATACCGCCTGGCAACGAAGTCGAGCAACCTCGCCGTGACCAAAGCCGAGGAGGCTCAGCAGCGCGTCAACGTCAGCCAGAACGAGTTCCGAGGGCAGCTTGCCGATCAAGCCGCTACGCTCATGCCGCGCCGCGAGTCCGAGGCAGGGCACGATGAGCACACGCGGCAGCTCGCGGAGTTGCGTGAGCAGATCGCGCAGCTCCGCACCGAGTTGGCGGTGGGTCCGCCGGGGCTGAGCGAATTGAGCCGCACGGCGTCGCACCATGAGGGCGCGGCGGAGGCTAAGGGCACGACGAACGCTCAGATATTGACGATGCTGGGCGTGGCCGCCGCCATCGCCTTGGTCGTCGTGGAGTTACTAACGAGGCACGGATGAGCGTGAAGCGCGAGCACGTCCAGTCGGCCATCGTCGGCGGCGCCATTGCCGTCGCGTTGATCGGCGGGACGTTCGCCGCGAAGCAGCTGCTCGAGTCCGGCGCAGCGGTCAGGACGGCTGGCGACAAGTATGGGCTGCTTCAGGCGAAGGCGGCTGCGAACCCGCCGCCGCGCATCGTGCCGTTCCTCGGCCCGTTCGCGCACAACGTCAAGGGCGTGCAGGAGTGCGGACCGGCGGTGCGGCTGATGGAAGGCGCGCTGCGCCGCACGAAGCCGCCGGTGCGCAAAGCCGCCCCCCGGAACTGCCTGGGCGAGGCGACGAAGAAGCAGCTGCAGGTGTTCCAGAAGCGGCACGGCATCCGCACGACCGGCATCTACGGGTCGAGGACGCATCGCGCGTTGGCGCCGAGGTACACCCGCGCGCAGCGCCGCGACCTCATCTACATCGCGCGCATCCAGCTGCTCCGCAAGCAGCGCGCGGCGGTGCTCGTCGCGGCCGGGCACGCGCGCGTCGTCGGCGGCCGCTTGCCGTACTGCCAGTCCTCGATCAGGAGTTACTTCCCGGCGTGGCCTCGCATCCCGCCGTGCACGGACTGCTCGGGGTACGCGACGTGGATCGAGTACCAGGCCGGGGTCGGGCCGCGCGTGGGGTATTTCGGGCCTGGCTCGCCGGTCGGCTGGACTGGCACGCTCGCGCGGCAGGGCCACGCCGTCGGGACGCGCGGCCCGCTGCGCGTCGGCGACTTGATCTTCTACGGCGGGGGTTATCCGTATGGGCATGTGGCGGTCTACATCGGGCATGGCCTCGTCACGTCGCACGGAAGCGTCAGCGTCAAGACACTGCCGTTCAACTACCGGCCGGTGTCGGCTGTGCGGCGGTTGATCTATTGATGTGGGTCAACCCGCCAGCTTCGGCGCCGGTCTGCACGATTGCGCAGCCTGCGAGTCACGTCACCGTCGAGGCGCGCGTGCCGGACGCGCGGCTGTTCTGCAGTCTCGTCGGCGAGGCGTTGTTCTTCGACGTGCTGCACGCGCCGATAACCAGGAGCGCGCGAATCTGGCACTACCCGGGCGCGACGGTGACTTGCCGCCTGCAGTACAACCGGACGCGCTTCCGCGTGGTGATCCGCAACTCGTCGAGCGTGTGCCGCTGGTTCACGCGTGGCGGCACCGGGTGGCATCGTGTCCGTTGACCCGCGCGGGCGGCACTGGAAGGCGTGGGAGCTGGCGAAGCTGTGCTACGACGTTGGCTGGACGGACGCCGACCGGCTGCTCATTGCTGTGAGCGTGTGCATCGCGGAGGCGAACGGGTACGAGCATCGCCGGAACTACAACCCGGTGATCCTCAACGCGGACGGCTCGGTGAAGGTGCCTGCGAGCGTTGACCGCGGCGGGTGGGCGATCAACGACCGCGCGCACCCGGAGGTCACGGACGCCGAGGCGGACGACTTCCCGACAGCCACGCGCTGGGCGCGCCGCATGTACGTCGCCAGGGGCAATAGCTTCCGCGCCTGGGCGGCGTTCAACAACGACCAGTACAAAGGGCAGCGCGCGATGGGTTACGCGTTCGACGGTGTGGCGAACTTTCTGCGCGAGAGGCACGGCTACCCGCTGCCGTAGACTCACGAGCGGCTCGCTTATCCGGTACAGCACAGCACTCATCCCTGCCGGGCGGCGAGCCACCCCACCAACCGAAAGGGACGATCATGCCCAGCAAAGACCCGCTGCAGGACGTGCAGGACCTGGCGCAACGGCTCGCGGACGACGCGCAGACCGTCGCGAAGGAAGCCACGAGCGCCATCCAGCGCATTGCCGATGAGGGCATCGACTTCACGCACGACACGCTGCAGGTCGCGCTCGACTCGATCAGCCTCGCCCGCACGCAGCTGGAGAAGGCCGGCCGCGCGCTCGGCCAGATCGGCAAGGCGCAGGACTCCAACCCGCCGACCGACCCTTGAACCATCCGTGGCTCGTGTTGTCGTCGAAGGTCAAGCTGGCTCTGATCATCGCCGTCACGAGCGACCTGGGCGTGCTCGCGCTCGGCGTGAGCGGCGGCTTGCCGTGGGTCGGCGTGCTGGCGGCGATCATCACCAGCTTGTCGCCGGTCGTCGGCGCGTGGTACGTCCCTGAGACGACGTTCCCGCCGCTCGCCGAAGGATCGGTCGCGGTGCCCGTCGCGAGCCTGAAGGTGCCCGCCGGCGCGACGGTGACGATGCCCGAGCCGCCTGCGCCGTGAGGCGCGTCTGGTTCCCGGCGCTGATCATCCTGATAGCGCTCGTCGGCGGCACGCTCGCGGCGAAGCGGCTGCTCGAAGGGCGAGCGGCGCCGGGTATCTGCGGGCCGACGGCGGCGCATTGGCAGGGTCGAGTCACGGGCCGCGCGATCGGCGCGACGCGCCCGGCGTCGGAGGCGCGCGTCCGCAGCCTCGTGAACGACTTTCGCCGCTCGCACGGCCTCGCGCCTCTCGCGCTCGATGAGCGGCTCGTCCTCGCTGCGAGGTACCAGTCGAGCGACCAGCAGGCGCGGCACTACTTCGCGCACGAGCGCGTCGGGTTGTCGTTCACGCGCCGCTTCGCGCGGTACACGCCGTCGAGCTGCATCGCGGAGAACCTCGCGCGCGGCTACGCGACGCCGGCGGGAGTCGTCGAGGCGTGGAAGCGAAGCCCGGGGCATCGGCACGTGATGCTCTTGACGTGGATCAAGCGCGTCGGGGTCGGCTGGGTCGGGCGGTTCGTCACGCTCGACGCCTCCTCGTAACGTGCGAGTGCCCCCGCCGGAAGGTAGCGGGGGCACTCTGTTCGTCCGGGGGCTGGAAGCGGAGGGCTACCCGGACGACTCCTTCGGCGCGGCGAGGACGCGCCGGCTCAGCTCGCTGAACAGCGCCGGGTACCGCTCGGCCCGCTCGGGCAGGTGCCGTTGCGGCGAGCGGTTCCACCACGCGATCGAGTCGATGAGTTGTCCGCTCGGCATGCAGCGCGGGTCGCTGGCGCGCGCCGCCTCGTACTGATCGTCCTCCCACTCGTCGAGCATCAGAAGCACCCGTCGCAGGTGCAGTGCGGCCTGCCGCCCGAGCGGCAGCGCGAGCCCGCTCGGTGCTGCGGCATGAACGCCGACAGCGTGGGGTGGTCGTACGCCTCGCGGCACGTCGCGCACGACGGGTCGATGACGCCCAGCTTCTCCAGCCGGGCGATGCGTTCGGCGCGCGTCTCGCTCGCGCCGAACGGCGTGATGGGGAACACGAGCTGCCGGCCGTCCACGTCGAACCGGGCGACGCGTTCGTCTACGAGCGGGGTGTTGATCATGCGGTTGCCTCCGTTTCGCGGACCTCGCCGAGGAAGTCCTCGGCAATGTCGTGCCACACGACCTCGCTGAGCGCGCCCGTGAGCAGGTCGCTCGCGAAGCTCGCGCCGAGGTCGGGCGCGAGGGTATCGCACACCCAGCGCTTGAGCGTGTCCGCGAGCCGGAAGCGCGCGGTCTGCTCGACGCTCCAGATGTT